AGCCAAAGGAGACATTTAACGCATTTCATACGGTTGGTTTTTGAGAACAAACATAAACTTACGGGTATTTTCGAACCCCGTACATACGGGTCATGTAGACTTAATGTTGAGCATGCAACCACCGGTCAGCGTAATGTTCATACGACTTACCGGGGAAAGGCAAAGCTAACCACTTACAATAATCTCTCATGTGATCAGTTTCTAGTTGAAATCGCTCTCTTCCATAATGAAACCACTCTTGACACGCTACTTCAACGTTAATCAAAAATTGGTCATCAAGTGAAATGGCAGGAACTTCATACCTAATACCATCCTTAGCTGTCTGAAAAGTAGGCTTTGGTTGGCGTATCCACATCAACATAGAGTATATCGAGTCTACATTCAATGGTGCACGAAGCATAGTTTCTTGAGGAACAAACTTACGGCACAGGAACTCTAAATCCTCAATTTCTATAAATGGAGAGTCAATCTTAGTTTTCGCGGGAGTAGTATACTCCATACCAAAAAACTCATAAATGTACTCTTCAAGAAATTGCATATTGAAGTACTTGGAATACTTCTCCAATATCGACCAGATATTGTCATCACCATAGACCCAGAGTCGGAAAAACTCTTCAGGCCGAGCATCAAAAAACTCTTGGCATTCATCCTTATTCTTGAACTGACAATAAAACAAAGCAGTATTGAATATAAGAACGTTTGCGAATGAGTTGATAAAGCCTGTAAGCCAGCCCCCACTACTATTAAAATAATCAAACCAATATAATTGGTCAGACACTACAAGAAGTGGAGCAAGGGCGCTTTCACAGACCGCTCGGATTAGGTCTTCTTCATAAGAACCGGACTTTACGTTAAAGTAAGGAACACAGGCTTCGCCTAGTGCCCATCCAATCCAAGAATTTAAAGATGTGTCATAGTTACCGAAGTCACCACCACCAAACTTTTTATCGCCCTTCAGCTCAAACAATTTGTTGTAGATGTTCTTCCAGTCATGTCCGTGGATATCAGTTCCAATCGCGACATCTGATGTGCTTCTCTTGTCTTTCATTTCCATAACAAGAGAACCCATAACCATAACAGTGAATACGAGATGTGATAATGAGCCAATACAAAACAATCGGGTCTTGCCTTGATGGACTCTCTCGAGATCACGAGTTTCATCTTTAAGACACCCAGCTACTACGTTCTTAGGCTTCTCTCCGCGTTTTACCGCATCGAAAAGGTCTTGAACAAGTTGCCGAAGAACTGGGTGAATCCATCGTGTTTCCTTATTCCAGAGGTCACTACGCTTAGTGGCCTTGGTCAGACATTCCATGTCATAACCAATAGCTGTGTCAGACGGCAAACCGTCCCACAACCCTGGGATACCAAAAATCGCTTCTTCAATGGTCCAGAAGCAAATTTTCTTCAAGTTCATCTCCTTAGGGAAGAATCCTCTGAAAGCGATATCTTTTCTGTGGACGATTAAATCTTTCATCCACGTCCTCAAAGGGCGCGCAGGAGACGCACCTAGCTTAGCCAAAGCTTTTTTGAGGGGTTCCACTACAGTTCCGTCATCAAACTCAGTAACAGTAAGACAGGCAGGAGCTGAAGTGATGGGATACATAGGTTCTCGATCCCCATCCCCTTGTGCAGGAGAAGGGCGAAGATTAGTCTTTGCAGGCATTATCTTCTTACGATACAATTGTCCAAGATAGGCGTACTTTCCATTCCGTACGTTCTTAGAAATTTCAGGTGTAACGTATCGAATAAACTTAGGTATATAGGCACAATGTGACTCAATTTTTCCAACTTGAGGTTCCACAAAGTCGTCCAAAGTGATTGGACAAAAGTACGAGTTATACCCGACTTTTCCTACATGTATCCCGGCAACATAAATATGACCATTGGACGCAGCTAGAGTATACGGTTGCCCGCAATCTCCAGGTTTGCCCATTCCACCGGCTAAGATGTAATAATTGGCCATGTCAAGAGTGCCTCTACCATATTGGTTAGACGTCATAACAGTTTCT